CTGTTTGCTTTTGGCTGGCAGTGTTCAAGATCGACATGCCTGTAGCCGTCTTTGTCTGGTACGGAGCCGATTGACCCATGCCAATTGGCGACTGACCGGAAGACAAATTGGCTTCTCGTTGTAAGAACTGCATCATTTCCATGATGCCGTGGGTCACATCAGGAATAATGATAGGTCGAAACGCAGTGCTAATGTCTGTACCTGGAGCAAATTCTAAAATGCCACCTGGCTCTAGGTTCTGAATATCGGTTCCGTGCTGTAACTGGCTAGGGTCAACCGCAATCTGTGGTGCTGACGCGAGTTGTTTGCCCTCGACGTACATCGCCATCGCAAAGTTTAACAATGACTGTATATCTCGGATTGACCAGAAGATACCGTCACCCCAGATGGAGTGCGGGACTTGCTGCCAATAGCCAAAGTGGTAGGGCAACATTCCGTCATAAGGAGAAATCGTGGCCTTGATGGTTCTGTCTCCCAGAACATGAATGCACACAGGAATTAAATTCAGATTGCCAAACTCACTGGTATCCATGAATCCGGTCACATCGTCAGCGTCCAGCATTCCCCAGAATTCTAGAAGCTCATACTCCTTTTCTTCTTCGCCATAACTCTCCTGATGCGGATTCAATGGCTTTGATATTTCTGTTCCGGTGGAGTAGACACGACGATCTAAAACATCGCTGACTGCTTCTGGGTCATATCCTGCGTCTTCTGTCAGTAACTGACGAACCTGTACGGAAGAGAGTTGACGACGCTCGATCAGGTAGCTCAAGTCGTTGACGTTCTCTGCCTCTGGACTAGGGTACAAATCGAAGATGCTGACGAATTTGGCTGCCGGAATTAATTCTTGTTCAATGGCAGATTCTATACGCTGCAAGCGATTAGCGTAGCGCCCCTTGTAAACAGGATAGTTTCTTCGCTGCAACACAGGAGATTTCATCACGCCTGTACCATGAAGAATTAGCTCATGAATTGCCTTGCTGATCTCGGTTGTAAAACGTGTCTTGTCGAGAATGTCACGAATTCGATCTTCGATATTGGCAGCGCGATCCGCTAGGATTTCATCCAGCGGTAGCTCCTTGCGTAGCTCGCTAATGTATTCTTGTCTCTCCCGATCTGACATCTCTCCCATGCCTTGCGCAAACTGATGTATGTCGCTGGGAACAAATCGCGGATAGCGAGAAGGCTGAATCGTAAACGGAATCTCGCCGTTCTTGAACAGCATCGCGTTGATTTTAATGTGGGCGTTGCTGACTTCGCGTCGAGTTAGCGCAACAAAAGGAGGGCGAGGATTTGGCGTTTCCGACGCATACGGCACTTGTTCAAAGACACCGTTAAACGCATCTTCGCCTGGAAGCCAACGCTCTGATTCAATGTTCTGACGGTAGTCTTGAGCTTTCTCAAACTTACCGCGAACTAAAGTAGCGAGATTATCACTACTTACTGTTTGTGACTCAGTGTTTTCGTAGTCTTCGACCATTTAGCTAGATCGGGTGTAACGTGTCTAAAAAGAGTGCGCCGACTAACAGGCTTAGCGTCGGCTAGCGGAAAACTTCGGTGCGGGTGCTTTGCTAAGCCCCACGACGCTAGCGCTAGCGCCATTACACAATCATCGTGTGCGCCGTAATTAGCGGCTTCTTTACCGTTAGAGAGTACCACAAAAGTCATTAGCTCGTCAACTAGCTTCGGCGATTTAATTAGCAAATCTTCGTTTCTTAGCATTTCTCTTAGCGTGTCAATCAATTGTGGCCGAGAGCGCATGGTTGTCAGGAATCCTACACGCTTTGTGCGCTTGGTTGTTTTCTCATCCTGCTTGATTTCCGTAAACAAGTTGGTGTAGTTGTGCTTGTCCAATAAGGCTCTTAGCGTGACCAGCCCGTGATTATTGCGCTCTACTATTAGCATCGCACCGTTGTAGTACTGAGCTAGCGTAGTTAGCTTCCACGCTAACAAGTCAGGATCTGTCTTGGTTCTTAGCATTGCAACCTGTTCGGCTGTTAGCGCATTTAGCACGACGGCTACAGAGTAGTCTGTATCACGCTCGTTGACCTCTATGCCCTCGCTAACGTCAACGCCAATCCGGTAGCTTAAACCAGGAACAGGTTCACGGAAAATTTCCAGTTCGCCAAATTGCTCCGGTTCGAGCAAGTATTTCATGTCTCCTGATTCTTCTCGCCGATTAACTCCTAGCGTATAGCGTTGCGGCTCCTGCTGAGAATCCACTCGCTGACGAATACGCTCCAGTAGATTGCGGTCAAAAACCATGCGACCACTAGCCAGAAAGGCTTCACGGGCGGATGTGGGGTAGTCCTGGTGGAAATCTTCAAGTCGTCCTTGGCAGTTGATGTCGATGGCTTGTCTTCGCCAAAGCAAGTTTTCTAAAGTAACTTTAAAAGTAACTATCCCCTCGTCACCCAGATCATAGGTTATCTCTTCGTTTGCAAGGCGTAGCTCCTCTTCGCCTCCGTAGCGTGGGTCTTTTCCAAGAGACTCCTTGAATTCTTCTTTTTGCGCTTTACTGGTGAACTCTTTGGTGTAGGCGTCGAAGACGTACCAAGGGAAGAAGTCGGCTTCGTAGCCGCTAGCTCCTCCGGCGTCGTAAGCGTCCCAGAACATTGTGTAGAAGAAACCGCCAACTCCTCTGGCCGTGCTTTCAAAGATCACCTCCGTATTGTCTGCGATGGCTACGTTCTTCAAGAGGGCGCTAGCATAATCTTTCGCATTGTTCCCCCAGCGGCTGACCTCGCTACAGTGTAGATAGGAAATCTGGTCGCCGACAATCTCCGAGCCTCCCGCCGTACCCAAACGGAAACGGGTATTGAGTTGCTCCCAGTGAAGCTCTCGTCGGCCTGAGTACCCAACTTTAGGCTTTAGCGCTTGCGGGTGGTTGCGCTCCATAGTGCGAACCATGTTAAACAAAGTCTGATTTGTTTCATCATCATGGGCAACAATAGCAATTCGCTTTTGCTTAGCAAAAGTACTAGCCCGATAGTAGCGAGATAAACAATAGGTAGATAGCCCAGACCTCCGTGGTTTAAGCACAACTCGACGGACAAAACCTTTACGTTTAAGTTGTTCTTCACATTTAAAATGAAGTATTTTTTGTACGTTGTTTAGCCGAAAAGGAATCAGTTGACCCGATCCAAACTCTTCAATTCGTAGAATAGTTTTAAAGTAAAATAGTGGATCTTCTTTTAGCTTACTTACAAACTGTTGGTACTCTTTCTCTTTGCGCATAGCTTTAGTTAGATTTTTGTAAAGATATAGGCATATCAATTATTTACAGTCTAATTTATGCGTGTGTGAAAATCAACTAGGGGAGGTAATAATATAATACTAGGGGGGTGCGTGACGCCTGGGGGTATGCCTGTAGCTTAGCTTCGCTAAGCCTACTAGCTATTAGCTTTGCTAAACCTAGTCGGCCAGTTAGCGCCGAACCGACGCTAAACGCTAGAAGTTAGCTACGCTAAACGACAAAAAACTTGACACTTGACGACGTTTTGTGCTAGGCTTTTCAACATCGACAGCAGGGCAGTCTTGCTGATCGGTACTTTTAACTCTAGCCTAAAAGGTTACTATGGCAATGTCCAAAGACGAAAAAGCAATGTTCGAGAAACTAATGGCTCAAAACGCTCAGCTAGTAGCTCAGCTTGAAGCTAAAGGTAGTGAGACTCCCACTACTAAAGCTAACGATAAGCTAGCTGTGACTAAGGAGATCTACAAGGCTCAAGGCTACAAGATTCTAGCTAACAGAGAGCTATCTGCTGACGAGAAAGTAGCCCTCAAGCTAGCTTCGGCGAAGGGCAACTACAAGTTTGTCTACGACACTCTTGCTAGTACTACCAACATCGAGAAGTTTAGCTACGTCGAAGACGGTGGTGAGACTAAGACTTACTACAGGCTTCAGAAGGGATACATGAAACGCCTAGCCTAAGAGCTAGTAGCTTCTAGCGAGGTTCTCCTAGTGAGAGTCTCGCTAGTTTTTTTCTTTTTTACTAACTTTCGCTAAAACTTTGAGCTTTGCTTAAAGACATTAAGCTAACTTTTCTAAAGGCAATCATGAGAGCTTCAGTCACGAAACCAACAGTAAACGGCAGTTTCAAGGCATGGTGCAATAGCAAAAACTGTACTGACAAAGACTTTGATGCTAGTGGCAAGCTAGTAGCTAGTATCCACCAGCATGGCCCCTATAGCTTAGTTTGGGAGCGAGGGGTTGAGTTCGACGAGATCCATGTCACCTACAATGGCCCTATAAAATTCTATAACTAACTAAACTTGAGGCTCTCCTAGTGAGAGTCTCGCTAACTAGAGAGATACAATGCTTCCTTACTTTTGCCAATTGCATGAGCCACCTTTTGCTAATCAAACTTCTTTCCCTTGGCTAGCCGATCAAGAAGCTACAGCTTTGGAGCAACAAGCTGAAGCTGTTGAGCATCGGCATTACAGTGAAAGCCAGCCTGTCTATGGCTGGACAATCTGGACAACCAAGACTAGAGCAGAGGCATTAGCTCTTGTTGAAGCCAAGACTCGCAAGGCATTAGTCAAAGGCACTTGGGAAATCGAGAAGATGACCGGAGCTAGCAAGACTACCCAGTTTGCTAGATTGCTTTATAGCTACAAAGGAAAGGTAGCAGCTAGAGTGGAT